TAATGTTTACGCAGGCAATTTTCACGGTGATGGTAGTAACATAACAGGAGTAACAGCAGAATGGGATGGGTCACATACCGGAAACGCTTCTATAACAGGTAACCTAACAATAACAGGGACTCTCACAACACAGGGGAATAGTATATTAGGTAATTCACAAGATGATGATACGGTTATTAACGGTAGCTTGTACGGTACTTTAAATAACAACGGAACAGGGTTATCTACACTTGCTGGATTCGTAGCAGAACAAGGCGCAGAGAACGGAACCAAAAATTTTATACTCCCCGGTGCAGTAGAAAATGCATATGCTGGTGCAACAGAAAGATTTACAGTATCTGCAACTAAAAACGGAACAGCATTTTCGTTAAGTAGCAATTGCTTTAGATCTACAAACAGCATGCAAAGCATAGGTGTAGCTACTACTGACACCATTGTGATTACTGTATCAGGTAGAAATTTTCAACACAGTTCAGGAGCAGGAATAGCTTTTAGTTCAAGAGCATGGAGAGCAAAGAGTATTGAAATAGAAACATCAACTGATGGTACTACCTATACTTCTCGAGGAGATATATCAGATTATGCAAAAAGCGCCTATTACGTAACATTTAGTTCAGGAGGTACAGCAACTACACATGTTAGGTATACACTAACTGATTTTAGTACAACTTCTACAAGAATATCCCATATTTTCTCTAATAACTACTATGGTGGAGACGCTTACTTTGTGGATAAATGGTATGAAGATACAAAGTACAATGTATTAAATATAGATACTAGTGGAGGAACAGATAACTACTACCTAAGATTAAGAGAAGCCGGATCTGATAGATTTACAGTATACGAAAATAATAATAATGTATACTTTAATGGATATGCAGGTGATATACATTTTAGACCTCGAATAGCCGGAAGCGGTAACTTTGTTGTATCTGGAGGAAACACCGAGTTTGATTCAAGCGGTAATGCAACTTTTGCAGGAAGTACTCAAGCACCTAAATTTATAGCTGCTCAAGGTACGACATATGCTAATGGTTATCAATTAACAAGAACTGGGCATGATACATATAGAATATGTTTAGGCAATTCAGAAGGTTTAAGAATAGTAAATGAAACAGATTCAAACAGAGAAGAGTTAGCGTTTAATGGTGCGGGTAACGCAACTTTTGCAGGTAGTGTAACTACCGGTGGTACTGTTAATGTAAATAACGCAGGGTCAGATAAAAAAATGTCTTTTGATAGAACAGGTGGTAAAGGTATTTCAATAGAACATGATTCTAGTGGAATTTACTTTTACAACGAAACAGATTCTAGCGTTATGTTTAGAATGTATAATGCTGGTAACATACAAACATCTGGTGAAGTTGAAGGTGGTAGTTTAGATATAAACGGTGCTGCAACTTTTGATACCAATGTTAATAGCGGAGGTTTTATTGATCATAAAAACAGCAATGCTGGTTCGGCAGCATATACTTCTTTAAGAATCCAAAGTGACGTTGGAGGAGCAGAGATATGGAGAAATAGTTCGACTAGAACACAAACCGGAGGAGCAGCGCAATCATTTAACATCTACAACAACCAAGATACAAATATATGGTCAGGTGGTACTAGAACTATACACTTAGATACTTCACAAAATGCTACTTTTGCAGGTAATGTAAGCATGCCAACAGGTAATTCAACAGGCAAATTTGCTGTTATGTCGACCGGTGTACATGGTTCATATGATTTCTATAATAACGGTACAAGTTACTTCAACGGTGCTGTAAGTATAGACAATAATTTAGATATCACTATAGGAGCAGGAGATGTAGGGCTACTGGTTAAAACAACAGATGCTTCAACAACTCCAAATGTAAGGTTCGGAAGAAATAACGGTGAGTATATTGGATTTAAAGTTGAAGATAGAGCAAACAGGATTGTATTCAGACAGGATGAAACTACTGGTAATCATGAATCAATTTTTGATATTTGGTCTAGTACAACCGGAAATAAAGCTTTTCTTTTTAAAGCAAGCGACAACACTGGAGCTAGCTCAGCTACCTGGTTAACTATTGAAAACGGAGATGCAGCATTCACAGGAGATGTAACTGTAGCAGGTACATTAACAGCACAAGAATTTAAAAGTGAACTAATAAGTTCATCAATAATATACGAATCAGGTTCAACTAAATTTGGAGATACATCAGGTGATAATCACGACTTTACAGGATCTTTAAACATATTAGGAAATCTTTCAGTTACAGGAACAGTCCCTACATGGAATCAAAATACAACAGGAACAGCTACAACTGCATCCAATGCAATGTTGTTAGATGGTTTAGATTCAACAGACTATTTTAGACTCGGCTCAAATGCTTTAGCAACAGGGGTAGTTTCATTTTCTAACTCATATACTGAATTCGGAAATAACTACGCTAGCGTATCTAATGACGGTAGCTGGAACGCTAGAATAAATGTAGCAGGAACAGGTCACGCTAGAATAGATGCGAGACAGAGTACTGGAGACGGTATTATTACAACAATGTATGCTCATAATGGTCACGCTGCCGGTAAGCTGGGTACTATGAGTAATCATCCTACACATTTAATGGTAGCCGGAACAACCAGAATGAGTGTTGATGCAAGCAGTAACGTTTCAGCATCTTCATTTCAAGCAACTACCTTTACAGGAGCTTTATCTGGAAACGCTACAACAGCTACAACTGCTTCTCATGCAACTACTGCATTAGGATCTGGGGTAAGTGGAACGGTAGGAAGTGCAACAAGTGCTTCTCACTCTGAATATGCCGATGACGCTGGTTATGCAGCATCTGCAGGAAGTATAGCGTTAAGTAACTTAACTATTGACGGTAAGAAATTACTTGATATGCCGAGCAACTCAACAGAAAGAGGTCCTTGGAATCCAATAGTAACTGCAGTAAGAGGTAGTGGACGTAAAATTCACGACGATGAAGATTTCACAACAGGAACCAACTTTGTACAAGTATATAATAACTCAGGAGGAACAGGAGTAGTAATAACTAGAGAAACAGACTCTACAACATTAGCAGCGAGTGCACCAAACAGCTCTGGATACGTATTAAAAATAGTACATAACGGAAATACAACATCCCCAGGGCATGGAGGATTTATTTCAACAATATCTTCCCAAGATAATCATACATTTGTACAGATATTTCAAGCTAAACTACAAACAGGTAGATCATTAGTTACTGCAGAGAATGCACAAGGATCAAATAATACAACATACTGGTTAACTAATACTGCTGGAACCGGAAAATGGGAATGGTACGCTAGAGTATCACACTGTGGAGATAGCGGAACCTTTAGTGGTGGTGGACATGTATACGTATCAGGAGGAACATCCACATTTACTTGGTACTTAGCCAGTTGTACAGTTTACAATGTAACTGATTCAAGACTAAAAGCATCATTTGTTCCGTATTCAGGATTAACAGGAACAGTTCCTACTTGGAATCAAAACACAACAGGAAATGCAGCTACAGCAACTACTGCTTCTAATGCAATGTTATTAGACGGTATTGATTCAACAGGATTTGTAGCAGTTGGAGGAGATACAATGACTGGTACCCTTACTTCTACTTTAAACGGAACAGCTATCACTATGGACGGTGGAGCTTCTGCAGAAGGAATTAGAATGACCGCAGATGCTACATCAACTTACCCTGTATTTCTTCGCTCTATTGCTGCTTCTAACGGAGAAACATCTCCTTGGATATATAAAGAAAACAACACTGCTTGGGGGATATGGCATAACAACCCAGTAAATTCATTTGATTTTACACGTTCAAGTAATAACTTAGGTATTGAAAATAATGTTGGTGGTCAAACCAACAGTGTAATGATTAGGCTTAACAATACTGATGGTTCTGGTATATTTAAAGGTAATGTAACTGCAGCTACATTTGTAGGAGCTTTATCTGGAAACGCTTCAACAGCAACTACTGCTACTACTGCTTCTAATGCAATGTTATTAGATGGTATAGATTCAACATCTTTCCTAAGAAGTGATGCAGCTGATACAATGACTGGGACTTTAACTAATACCACTGCTGCTGCTTGGGGAACAAATTTAAAACTTATAAACACAAATGCTGATTTAAGTCCTCCAATATTAACTTTCTTAAAAAACGGAGGATCACCTGCAGATAATGATTACGTTGGTTTCACAAACTATAGAATGGATAACTCTAATGGAGACGAATTTAGTTGGGTGGAACTTTCGGCTTTAGCTATTGATGTAACTGATGGTAGCGAAAGTAGTGCATTTAGAATTGGTACTTGGGGCGGGGGAACTGAGTATCCAAATACTATAATAGCTAAATCAGGTAAAGTAGGAATAGGTACAGCATCACCTGGAGAAAAATTACAAGTTAATTCAGGTAATATAAAAATTGATGGATTAGCAACTTCTACTGTTAGAGGCTTAATAATAGCTCATACAGGTCAAACTGGTAATCAAACACTATTAGTTCAAAACTCATCAAACTCAACAGGTCATCTATATACAACAGAAAGAGCTTTAAAAATAGAAGCAGGTCAAGGAGGATCAGCAGCAGGTGGAACATTAGACTTCTGGGTGAATCAAGCTGAAAGGATGATGATTGATACTAGCGGGAACGTTGGTATAGGAACAACTACTCCTTCAGCTAAGTTAGAAGTATATGGATCAGGGTCTACAGTCTTTGAAGTCAATGGATCTCAAGGTCAATTATTCTCAATTACTGATTCACTATCTGGTTCTTTATTCTCAGTTAGTGACATATCGGGTACACCTTTACTAGAGGTAGAATCTGATTCAACTGTTACATTGGGTGATTATAATACAAACACTCTTGTAGTTACAGGAAGTTTAGTAGGTATAGGGACAGCAGTTCCAACAGAAAAACTTTCAGTTATCGGAAATGTTTCTGCATCAGCTTACTTCGGAAATGGTAGTAACTTAACAAACGTATCAGCAACCTCAGCTGTAACAGCTTCTCATGCTCTTACTGCTCTATACTCAGGGTTACAAGGTACAGTTCCTACTTGGAATCAAAACACTTCAGGAACAGCTGCAAAGATTAAAGCAGGAGGAACAGGACCATCTGCTGAAAACTTAAATACAGTTGCAGACAGTGTAAGCGTAGGACAGCTTGAATATAGAGGATTTAATAATAGCTCATCCAACAAACCAGGAACATCAGATAACGCAAATGGAGTAATAACTGTAGGACAGCACAGTAGTAACTATAGTGCACAACTTGCATTTTCATCTAACGGTAACATGTACTGGAGAGATAACCCAGGGGGCGTACACGGTTCTTGGAGAAAAATGTGGGATGATGGTAATGATGGAGCTACTTCTGGTTTAGCAGCACAAACAGCAGCAACAGCAACCTCTGCTTCTCATTCTGAATATGCAGATGCAGCAGGAACAGCAACATCAGCAACAAGTGCAACTACTGCAACTACTGCAACTACTGCTTCTAATGCAATGCTATTAGATGGTATTGATTCAACAGGATTTGTAGCAGTTGGAGGAGATACAATGACTGGAGATTTAGTACTTACATCTGCAGGTACTGGTAATAATGCAACATTACAGATAGATAATCCTTCTACCTCTACATTCATACATTCAATAGAGGTTTTAGGTGCTAATTTAACTGCAAATCAGAATAATATAATTCTAGTAGGTAAAACAGGAAATACTAAGAATTCAGGATATATTGGATATAAGTGGAAAGCAGATGCTAGTAATACTAACATACTAACTTTCGGACATTGGAGTTCAGATAACTTAATGAACCTTACTGCTGATGGTAAACTAGGTATCGGTACAGAATCTCCAGCAACAAAATTTAATATTGACTTAGGAGCAGGAGGAGCAAATGGAACAGCTGCTTTACGAATAGGAGGTACAAGTAACTATGCAAGTTTAGAATTAGGTATTACCGGTAATTACGGAGGTATGATTAGATCATACGGTAATGATATACACTACTATTCCGGACATTGGAGAACAGTAGGGAATGCAGCTTCTGAAAACCACTCACACTATTGGTACACAAGTAAATCAGGTTCTGCAGATTGGTCAAACATTAAAATGGAACTTGACCATAATGGTAACCTAGGTATTGGGACGGCTAGCCCTACTAGTAAGCTTCATGTTCAAGGAGCAGCTACTCCAGGCACTTACGCGGCTTATATTCACAATGCTAGCGGAGGAGGTAATGTTCTTAAACTATACAATCACGATTGGGATACAGGTGACTACTTATTGTATGCAACTAATGGTGGCACAGCTGCTAGTGGTTACGGTTTTACAGTAGACGGTAACGCAAGGGTTAACATAGGGTTAGCTACAGTAGCGACAGCTAATGCAGCTGCAGATGATTTACATCTAAGGTCATTAGGAAGCAATGGTATAACAATATCTTCAGGTAATTCTCAAACAGGTACAATATTCTTTGGAGATGTAGCAAGTTCAACAGCGGCTGGATTTAGGTATAATCACAATACAGGTGATATGGCTATTTCAGCAGAAGACAATATAACTTTTGCGTGTGATAACGTTGGTATAGGAACAACCACTCCCTCAGCTAAGTTAGAAGTATATGGATCAGGGTCTACAGTCTTAGACATACAAGGTTCTCAAGGTCAGTTATTCTCTATAACAGATGATTTAACAGGAGACTTACTAAACATATCAGATATATCAGGTATTCCAATCTTAAGTGTAAATGCAAGTGGAACATCTTCATTTGATGGAGCAGTAGATATTGATGGTAATACTAACGTAACAGGATCTTTAACAGCAACATCATTTATAGGACCTTTAACAGGTAATGCATCAACAGCTACAAGTGCTACAAGTGCAACCACTGCTTCTCATGCAACTACTGCTTTAGGATCTGGGGTAAGTGGAACAGTAGGTTCTGCAACAAGTGCTTCTCATTCTGAATATGCAGATGCAGCAGGAACAGCAACAAGTGCAACCACAGCAACTACTGCTTCTAATGCAATGTTACTAGACGGTATAGATTCAACATCTTTCTTAAGAAGTGATGCCGCTGATACAGCAACACAATTGACTGTTAATACGTTAATAATAGGAACTGCAGCAAAAATAAGATTTCAAAATAATGATTACATTAGATATGATGATGTTGCTAACAGATGGCATTTTGATGTTGATGGTGGTACTAGTAATGGTTCCTTGCAAGCGGCAACATTTGTAGGAGCCTTATCAGGAAATGCAACAACAGCAACCACTGCTACATCTGCATCCATAGCATCCACAGCAACTACTGCTTCTAATGCTATGTTATTAGACGGTATAGATAGTACTAGATTTGTAAGCGGTACCGGTGCTAATAAAATTAATGATAGTACTAACTTTAACAACTCAGTACCATCTGGTTTCTATCAATCCGACACTGCTTCAAATATGCCTGGTTCCAGCTGGCATAACATGATAAATATTAGACATAGTAATACCGGTAATGACCATGGATTCCAAATTGCAGCATCTTATTATAATGAAAACGTCTATACAAGAACTTATTCTGGTGGATCAGGAGCGAATGATGGGACTTTCACTACATGGGCAAAACAATGGCATGACCGTAATGATGGTGCAGGATCAGGATTAGATGCAGATAAAGTTGACGGTATACAAGGAGCATCTCTATTAAGATCAGATGCAGATGATTCATTCTCAGGAGGATTAGTATCTTCGGTAAGATCTGCAGGTATCTTTGGAACTTACGACTCAACTAAGACAGACCATATATGGTCAATGGGTGCAGCATATAAAAACCACGCAGCTGGAACTAACTTTGGAAATTTATACGGATTAGCATACAAACATACCAACAACACTACAGGCGGTACAATGGCTGGAGGACATCAAGCGGTATGGTGTGACAATGGAACAGGAAGATCAGCAATAGGGTATAATGGATTCTGGACCCTTGGTGGGTATAAAGTTGAAAACAGTTACGGCAGCGGTACATTTGGTTTGTATTATGGAAGTTTAATGATGGATGGTGGATCAGCCGCCGCCTCTTACTATGTAGGTCAACCTAGTCACACAACTGAACATAATTTATATGTTAACGGAGCAGTAATCGCAACCGCGGATGTCACAGCATTCTCAACATCTGATAGGAGATTAAAAGAGAATATAAAGCTAATAGAAAAACCATTAGATAAGATAAAGAAAATTAACGGTGTCACTTTTGATTGGAGAGAACTTACTAAAGAAGAAGAAGATCAAAAGTTCCAATTAAATAGAGGAGCAGATATAGGGGTAATAGCACAAGAAGTAGAAGAAGTACTTCCTGAAATAGTAACGACTAGAGAAAAAACTGGATATAAAGCAGTTAAATATGAAAAATTAACAGCATTATTAATCGAAGCAGTAAAAGAACAACAAACACAAATTGACGAATTGAAAGATTTAGTTTCTAAGTTACAAAAAAATGCATAATGGGAATAAACAGAGGACCGGTTATAGTGACACAGAATTTAGGATTAGCCTTTGACTTTGCATCCCCAAGATGTTGGACTGCAAATTCGTCAACAGTATATGATCTCACTACTAATGGAAATAACGCAACTGTTTACGGTTCACCTGCTATGCAAGATACGGGAACCTCAGTACAGAATATGTACTTTGATGGTAGTAATGACTACTTACAGATAGCTTCAAACCAAACTTCATTAGGGTTTAATGATGGTCAAACTATAGAAATGTGGGTTTATCATACTGTAAACTCCGGAAGAAGAAATTTTTGGGATCAAGCATATGGAGGTTCAGGTACTATGACCCATGAACAAGGAGGTGGGATAAGTTATTATTATGGAAGTAATGGTGCAAATGGTGGGTCTTATAAAGGATTTGGTAGTAGTAGTATACCTGGAAACACTTGGGCACATTTTGCTGTTTCAAGATACCCAGGAGGAGCAAAATGGTATATAAATGGGGTAAATACACAAACAACAACAGATGAGTATACACCTATGGCCAATAATACTACAGCTGTCATTAGAATAGGATTAGGTTATACCGGGGTATACTTAATAGCAAATATAGCAGTAGTACATGCCTACACCAGAGGGCTTTCTAGTAGTGAGGTTTTACAAAATTATAATGCATTAAAACATAGATTTATATAAAATAAAAAATCATGGGAGCATCAACAGGACCTAACATAACAAGAGAAGGATTAATCTTTGCCCTTGATCCATATTCTAATATAAGAGGATTTGGGAGTCTATCGAAACTATCTACCTCTGGAGACAGACAAATTAGGGATCTTGTAAGTGGAACTGAATATGCTATAGGTACAATGGCTACATCTACAGGAGGTAATCCATTTACTATGATAGGTATAACCTATCCGGAAGGAAACTACTCTCCTGCTAGTAGACAAGGAATAACCTCAGGTTATAATAATACAACCAGCGGTAAACTGTATAACATGTCTAGGGATATGGGATACTTTGTATATTTAGAAGATTCCGAAACTTGGTTAGCTAGTTCATACTTTAATGGAGAGAGAATCTCCGGACATTGTTATGATACATACGATGGTCAACCAGATCAACATTTAAAATTTCAACAAGACTTTACAGCTATTAATATAGAATACCCAGATGCTCTTCACGTTATAATAGGATCTCATGCAGCAGAAAATAATGATAACGATTCAACAACATTAGCAATACTACAGTCTATTGGTTTACCTAGTAGTCATATTGGAGTAGCAAGACCAGAATATGTACTTTTAGGCAAAATTGGAAAACCTCACACACATCATTATATTAGAGAGAATATAAGTACAGCATATGCTAAAATGAATATACATCTTCCGATAGAAGGTAAATCCGGAGCATTTATATATGACGGTACAGATGATTACTTTACTATAGCCGGATCAAGTAATACTGCATTTGGACAAAATGGTAGTATAGAAATGGTACTTAAACCAACTAATTCTACTGGAAACGATAGACTTTGGTGTGTGAACAATAATACTACTTCAATCGATGCATATTTAAATGGTTCAACATATAATGTATATATGCACGGAGGAGGAGTAGGTACAACCACTCCATTAATACAGAATCAATATAACCACATAGTAGCTACATATACCAACGGTACGTTACAGATATACATAAACGGTGAAGCAGGAACAATGACCGGGACCACTACAGGGTACAATATAACTAATTCAGGTACCCTATACATTGGTTCTTATAATACTGGAGGATACAGCCTTTACGGTAACATATCTTTATTTAAGATTTACAACAGAGGAATAACCAGTACAGAAGTAAAAAGAAATTATATCGCATATAAAAATAGAACATAATGTACTCAGGACCACACATAAGTAAAAGCGGACTAATCTTCGCATACGATACAGGAGAATTTGCTGATACAAATCCTAATTTCCATAAATTTAGACCACATCACAGAAAAGGTCAAAAACGTGGACGAGGACTTTCTAGATTCTTTAGAGGAAAACCGAGTATAAACTACATAGCTCACAATAATGCAGTAGCACAAGATTCCTATACAGCATATAGTGCTACATCTGCAGGTAGTTGGAATGCTAATCACCCTGGTGCAATAAGAGCTTATAATGCTCAAGGAGGAGATATCACAGGTTACTATAACGGAGGAGTTGGTAATGCAGCCAATACTCACCACGCTCATTGGGTATTAGATCCAATACTAAAAAAACCTGTTGTTAACTATAATGCTGTAGACAGTCAATGGAAAGCTAAATACTATGGTTTAGGAATGTCTGCTTGGTCTTCATATGGATTATCACATGGGGATAAATACGTTATATCTTGGCTACAATGGACCAACCATTTATCTTGTCATGCAGATGCAGGAGTATACAGTAAGAACACAGCTGGGAATAATAACTTCTGGGATGGAAGAAGTGGTAATGCCGTAACAGCTAAGAATACAGTAGTCGGTAAATGGCAAAGAGTTTATAAGGTATTTACTATTAGTACAAACAGAGATTTAAGTAACAGCTACGGTTCTATATACATGTACGGTCAAGGACATAACTCAGCAGGACGGCAATTTAGAGTAGCAGATGTACAGTTAGAAATAGATACAGATGCACCCACAGCGTTTATGGACCATACTTCATCTGGAACTACTTCAAGTAGAAGTAATACTTCTGGGTTAATGGATATGACTAAAAACACAACGATTAACACTGCCAATGTATCTTTTGATTCTAACGGTTTTGTAGATTTCGATGGAACAGATGATAGATTAGAAATTACAAACCACTCTTTACTAAACACATCCTCAACTGTATCTGTTGAAGCAATAGTAAAATATGATGCACAAGGAGGTGGCGGAGAACCCTATGGCGTTATAACATACAAAGGATACCCTTGGACTTGGTTATTGGAAGATCAAGGAGGAAAATTTAACTTTAGAGTATCAACAAGTAGTGTTTCTGACAGTAATATTAATTCTAACTTTTCACATGGTTTAAATGCATACCATCATGTAGTAGCAACGTATAACGGAACTACACAAGCAATTTATGTTAATGGAGTGCTAAAAGCATCAAAATCACTTACTGGTACAATCACGACAACTGGATCTACGGTAAGGGTCGGTTCTTACACAAATGGAAACTATGTACATAACGGGAAAATACCTATTATTAGAGTATACAATCAAGCTTTATCAGCAGATCAGGTAAGTTTGAATTATAAATCATATAAAGTAAGATTTGATTTTTAGAATATTTTTTCTTATATTTATATAAAAGAGCAAACAATGGCAATTAGATTAGAAGGTACACTAAACACAGTAGCAGGAGCAACAACAGGTTCTTATATAAGGATAGAGTATGTTAAATACATGCCCTGGGTTGGAACTATAGAGTACACTCCTATGTGCTTTAAAAATGAATTAGAAGCAGATATGTCACGTATAAGGTACTTCGGAGATGAATTACCAACAGCTACCTTCCCCATACCTCATATGAGTATGAGCTTAGAATCAGGAAGTTTTACAGGTGATTTAGATATAGAATATACAATGACTCTCCCGTTAACAGGAGCATTACAAGATGTTAATATTAAACATTACGGAACAACTATTAATTCTTCATCTGTTGATGTAACTGATTTTGATGAAGATGGGAATGAAGTGACCACACAGGAAATAATGACATGGGAAGAATTTGGAATTGTAAGTGAATCAATAGAACAAAAACATCCCATAGACCTATCTCGTAGTGGTAGTTTGTTAAGTCAATGTTATACCCACCTAAAAGAAACTCTAGCAGAACAAATACCAGCAGAAAATATACTAGACGTTTAATAATAAAGTATGACAGTAAAATGGGTATATGAGAATGTAACCGGTTTTGATTCATTCTACAGTAAATTAAATATAACACTATTAATTACGTCTTTATGTTTATGGAAAAAATACCATCCTAAACATAGTACTATATTATATGTCGATAAATTTACATACGATAAATTTCTTAACTTAGATATAATATACCTATGGGATAGGGTAGAGATTCTAAATTATTCAGATAAAATTAATAGAAAAGTACTATGGGCTGGTTGTAAACCGAAAATAATATCTCAGACTAAAGAACCTATGTTAATTATAGATCATGATTTTTTAATCTTTAAAAACATAGACGAATTATTAAACGATGAAGTTATATATAGTTATGATGAAGACATGAGTCAATGGTATATAAATAGAAATGATGAATTTAATAAAAAACTAAAAGATCCAATTAAATTTATACAAGATAAAGCAGCTAATGTGAGTTTACTGTATCTACCAAATGTTAATTTTGCAAGAGATTATGGACAGCAAACAATAGACAGACTAACAGAATTTACAGCGATGCTAGGAGATAACCTTAACACAGGGTACCTTACTGCATGTGAACAGTATCAACTAAAAGAACTTTTATATATAAACAAAATTAAACACAGAACTTTAAATAAAAACATATACTCTTGTGAAAAAATAAAATTTAAAGAAGAAAAAAATAACAGAGGTATTTGGGATTTAAAAGAAAGTCTCTTATCTTATAAACATTACGGAGTAGATAAAAGACGTATATTAGATAATAGAGGAGGGTACAAGTACAGTGAAACTATTTCGTATCTTTATAGATGTATAAATTCATCCAAATTAATTAATATAGAATATCTAGATAATAAATTAAATAAGAATATTTTAAATAAATGAAAAACTTAAGAGTAGACATAATATACATATTAAACAGAACACAGGATTATAGACGTAAGGAAACATTACTTGAAGAGTTAAAATTCATACCGGGGTTAAATTATGAAGTTATAAGCGCTGTTACCGGAGATGTACTACCTTCAATTCCCGATATGATTAAAAGCAAAACACTTTTCCCTGTATTTACAGATCCAGTTGGACTACTTACTAAAAATATTATTGCAACCGCTTTAACACACCAAAAAGCTTATACTAAATTTATATCTTCTAAATATAATTCTTGTTTAATATTAGAAGATGATGCTCGATTTACTAAAAAGTTTTATAAGTACATATATAACGGTGAGCTTGAAAAAATAACCAAAGATATAAAAGAATCAGATTATGACGTAGTATACTGGGGTCGTTCAAACTTTGCTGATGAAAGAGAAATAGCACATACAGGAAAATACTCAGAGCATTTAAATAACACAGAATTAAATATCGACTACTACGGTGCTCATGCTTATCAAGTAAGCAAAAAAGGAGCAATAAAGATTATGGAACAAGCACTACCAGTTAAATTTCCCGCAGACGTTCTTTTAGAGAGCCTTGAATTAAAAGTATATTCACCAGATTATTCGATGATAATACAGAATGCAGGTCCAGTTACACAGGGTGTAGCACATCGACTAATGGATACACTTAGAACAATAGGAGAAGAATCTGATTCATTACAAAGTAGTACTAAAGAAGACTTTGATTTTAAGTATAGCAATAGAGATAAAGGTAGATATACCAAACAAGTTAAAGAGTGTAGAATGTATGCAGACATACCTGTAGAGAAAGTAACATTTCAAAATAGGAAATTACCAAACGGTAAAGTAGTAGAAAACTGGGCTAGTATTCATTTAAAAAAAGATTAAACTATTTATTATAAATAAAATACACTAACATGGCAGTAACATATACATGGACTATAGACGGACTAGAAGTATACCCAACAGGTTCAGATACACAAAACCCTATTAACACAGAACTTGATGTTATTCATACAATAAATTATAGTTTAATATGCTCGGAGGGTGAAGAAGAATTTGCACAAAAATACATACACAGTGATAAGGTTACTATGGATACAAATAACTTATCTTCCTTTACTAGTTTTGATAGTTTAGATAGCGATACGGTTCTTGGTTGGGTAACTGAATCTATTAATAATAACAGTCCTTATGAAGACCCTATCAACTACCTTAAATCTTGCGTTTCAAAAAGTTTAGCAGAAACAATAAACCCAACAACAGTAGTAAAAAAATTAAACTAAAGTTGTTTTATAAGATATTTATTCTTATATTAAAGTATATTAATCGATTAATTAAAATTAAAAATTATGGCAAATCAAAAGTTAGCTCAAGAGGAGCTTGACCAGTTACAAGAACTTCAGCAAAAAAATGCTGCATTGGTTCAGGAATTAGGAACAATTTCTTTAGCAGAAATTAATCTTGAGGAAAGAAAAGACAAAGCAGAAGCATTTTTAGGTGAATTAAGACAATCAGAAACTGATTTAGTAAAAGCTTTAGAAGAAGCTTACGGAGTTGGTTCTATTGACTTACAAGCTGGCGAGTTCATCCCAGCACCAAAAACTGAGGAATCTGCTTCGGAAGAAGTAGTAGAACCAGAGGTTGTAGAAGCAAAAAAATAAAAAACTTTTACATACTTAAAAGGAAGGAGGGTTTTACATCCTCCTTTCCTATTTATATAAGAGAAGTAAAACTTATTTTTACTGTACTGTTTTACATTCCTGAATGATATTTATAATAAACTAAAAATAAAATAGACCAACATGGCAGAATCAATCATCTCCCCAGGTGTATTTGCGAGAGAAAATGACATCTCTTTTATCTCCCCTGCTCCTGTAGAAGCCGGTGCAGCAATCATCGGACCAACAGTGAAAGGACCAGTAGAAGAACCTACTATTGTAACTTCTTATAACGAGTACGCTAGAAAGTTCGGAGAGACATTTACTTCTGGATCAACTAAACAAGAATTCTTAACTTCAATTGGAGTTAAAAACTACTTCCAACAAGGAGGCGGCTCAGTATTAGTAACCAGAGTAGTAACAGGATCATTTACTAACGCAACTACCACACACGTTTCATCATCAGCAAATGACAGTATTCAACCTTTTGTTCTTAAGACATTAGGTAAAGGAGCAATCTTTAATGCTTCAACTGGTGTTACCGTTGCTGGAGTAGAAATTGCAGGAAGTGGTGGAGTATTAGTATCTGGATCAAGAGACAACATTAGATGGGAAGTACAAAACGTAGATAACAAAAAAGGTACATTTACTCTGCTAATAAGAAGAGGAGATGATAGCCACAGTAATAAAGTTATATTAGAAACGTTTAACAATATCTCATTAGACCCAGATTCTTCTAACTATATAGAAACAGTTATTGGAACACAATATAAGGCTAAAGCAACAGACGGTGCTAAGACGTATATTAAAACTTTCGGGGACTATGTAAACAAGTCTAACTTTATTTATGTAGCATCAGTTGGTTCTCAAACCACACAGTACCTACTTAATGATGGTATATCAGTTGGAGTAAATGGAGCAGGAAATTCTTATTCAGGATCTCTTCCAAAAGTAGAGTCTGGATCTTTCCACGGTGCTGCTGGAGACAATGCAGTTGCTTCTGCAAATTACTTCTCTGCTATATCTAATACAAACTCACAAGGGTTAACATCAGGTAACTACACAGATGCAATTTCAATTTTAGATAATAAAGATGAATATATTTTCAATATCATCTCAACTCCAGGTTTAATCTATAAAAACGCAGATCAAGCAGGAGTATTAAATAGTGTGATTACACTAGCGGAATCTAGAGGTGACTGTATTGCCGTAGTAGATCTAGACAATCACGGATCCACAGTAAATTCCGTAACAGGAACAGCAACATCATTGAATAGTTCATATGCAGCATCTTATTGGCCATGGGTTCAAGTAGTATCTGCAACAGGAAGGAATATATTTGTACCTTCTTCATGTGTTATACCAGGAGTATATGCATTTACAGATAATAGTTCAGCACCTTGGTTTGCACCAGCCGGATTAGTAAGAGGAGGAATCGTAGGAGTAATTCAAGCAGAACAAAAACTAACAAGAGGTCAAAGAGACTTATTGTATGATGGTAAAGTTAACCCAATCGCTACTTTCCCTGGACAAGGCATCGCAGTATTTGGTCAAAAGACTTTACAAACTAAAGCATCAGCTTTAGATAGAGTAAACGTAAGAAGATTATTAATCGAGCTTAAGAAGTTCTTAGGAGATCAAGCTAGAAACTTAGTATTTGAACAAAATACAGTAGCAACTAGAAACAGATTTTTATCTATAGTAAACCCATACTTAGAATCAGTAGTACAGAGACAAGGTCTTTATACTTTCAGAGTAGTAATGGACGACACGAACAACACCGCAGATGTTGTAGACAGAAACCAATTGATAGGTCAAATATTCATTCAGCCAGCTAAAACTGCAGAATTTATAGTACTTGACTTTACAGTTGAGCCTACTGGAGCAACATTTAATGGATAATTTTTAATTAACGATATTTATAATAAAGTAAATACAACATGGCAGTATTAGATCCAAACGAAATTATGTTTAAGGCCTTTGAACCAAAGGTGCAGAACAGATTTGTAATGCTTATCGATAACATTCCTTCCTTTATGGTAAAGAATGTAAAGGCTCCTACCTTTACCGATAACGTTATAAAATTAGACCACATCAATTCATATAGAAAAATTAGAGGAAAAAGAGAATGGGACGATATGACCATGACACTCTACGATCCAGTAACACCAAGTGGTGCTCAAGCAGTAATGGAATGGGCAAGACAGGGTTACGAATCAGTAACTGGTAGAGCAGGGTATTCTGATTTCTATAAGAAAGATTTAACTCTAAATATATTAGGACCTGTAGGAGACATTGTAGGAGAATGGATCGTTAAAGGTGCTATACTAACAAACGGAGACTTTGGTCAATATGACTGGACATCTGATGAAGCTGTTGAAATCAGCATTACAGTAGCAATGGACTACTGCGTATTAAACTACTAATACACACACCTACCTCTTTAAATTAATTAACCCGGATCTTTTCCGGGTTTTTTGTTGTCTCTAAAATTTTTTCTTCGTATATTTATATATAGAACAAGTTATAACTAAATAAAATTTATGGAACCAAAATTTAATTTGCCTACTGAAAAAGTAGATTTACCTTCAAAAGGCTTACTTTATCCTGAAGATTCTCCTTTATCAAGCGGTGTAGTAGAAATGAAGTACATGACTGCTAAGGAAGAAGATATCTTAACTAACCAAAATTACCTTAGAGACGGAACAGCTGTTGATAGGTTACTTAAATCTTTAATAGTTGATAAAGATATTAACTTTAATGATCTACTATTAGGAGATAAAAACGCTATTATGGTAGCTGCTAGAGTACTATCCTACGGTAAAGATTATCAAATAGCTTATAACGGAGAGGAACACACAGTAGACCTTTCAACATTAGAAAGTACTTATTTAGATAAAAAATTAGTCAAAGACGGAAAAAACGAATTTGTGTTTGTATTACCGTCCACAGACAATACTATTACTTTTAAACTACTAACTCACGGTGATGAAAAAGCAATTGATAGGGAAGTAATAGGGTTACAAAAAATAGATAAAAAATCTGATGCTGGTAGTTCTACTCGTTTAAAACATATGATTACCTCTGTGAATGGATTAACAGAAAAAAAAGATGTTCGAAACTTTGTAGATAATTACCTATTAGCTAAAGATGCGAGAGCTTTAAGAAAAAAATATATAGAAATTTCACCTGATATTAATATGGTGACAACAGTAGATACCTTAGATGGTGGCCAGGAGGACATCGACGTCCCCGTGACGTTAAAGTTTTTTTGGCCTGACCTCTGAATATAGGATAAAACTATTCAGTCAAATTCACGATATAGTATTTCATGGTAACGGCGGATTCGATTGGCCGACAGTTTATAATATGCCTATATGGTTGAGGAAGTTTACCTTTAATAAAATTCAAGAGCATTTTAATAAGGAAAACGAAAAAACCGAGCAAATGGCAAAACAAGCTAAATCTGTATCTAATTCTAGTAAAATCAAAAGACCTACTTTTACTACTAAGGCTTCTAAATAATAGAGGCCTTAGCTATTTATAGTATATACAAGTACCTATGGCTGACAAACCTAAAGATAGAATAGACGAAATGAATGAACTGCGTAAAGCAGGATCAGAGTTTGTTGATATACTAAAGCAGATGAAAGCTGCTATGAAGGAAGTAGGTAAAGAAACTGGCGAATCTGCTGGGGAAATGGATTACTACACTAAGCTAGGTCAAGAGAATGTTGATTTAGCAAAAAAACTTTCTGTTTTTTCTGCTTCTGATTTAAAATCCAAAAGCAAATCAGCTAAATTTACTGAAACTTATAAAAAAGCACTAGAAGGCCAAACCAGTCTTGCTAGAGAAATAGATAAACTTTCACAATCACAAGTAAAATCTGATCAATCTAAAGCAGTTTTGCTTAATGATCAATTACAGGCTTCTAAAGAACTAACAAAAGAAGCTAATAAGTTACTTAAATCTTATCAAAAAATAGATAATACGGTTAAGTTTTTTGATAAAGCAGATGAATTTGTAAAGGATATTCCTGTAATAAATAAATTATTTGGAGATTTCGGTAAAGCTGCCAAAGCAGGAAGAGATGCTGTAGCTGAAACAGGAAGCGGTATGAAAGGAATAGGCGCTAGTTTAATGTCTATAACTAGCCTTATAGGAAAAGCATTATTTGTTACAGCAGTAGACGGTTTAAACCGATTTGATGAAGCTACTCAGGATGTAAGAAAAACTTTTAATATTACTTCAAACCAAGCAGCTAAATTTAACCGTGATCAAATAGATGCTCTTGAAGGTACGTTAGTTACAGCTCGTGAGGCAAGAGAAGCAACATTTGCTTTATCTGAAGCATTAGAAACAGGAGCAATTGCAAGTACTAAAACAGCAGTAGTCGTCTCTAAAATGACTACTAAACTAGGTCTTTCTGCTGATGAAGCAGCAAACTTATATAGATTCTCAGCCTTATCTGAAGGTTCATTTGCTGATCAATCTACTACTATGATAGGTACTTTGAAAGCAATGGATGCAAATACTGAACAAAGTATCAGATATCAAGATGTAATGAAAGATATCGGTTCAATGTCTAAAGCTACATTATTAACTACTAGTAAATTTCCAGGCGGCGTAGCAAAAGCAGCATTTAATGCAAGAAAGCTTGGATTATCTATGTCTCAGTTAAATTCCTCTGCAGAAGGATTTTTAGATTTCGAATCATCAATCGCAGCAGAAATGGAAGCAGAATTGCTTCTAGGAAGAGAATTAAATTTAGATAAAGCTAGATCAGCAGCATTAGCCGGCGACCAAGTAACATTAGCAGAAGAGTTAGCTAAGAATGTGGGATCAGCAGCAGAGTTTGCCAACCTGAACGTTCTTCAACAAGATGCTTTAGCTAAATCTCTAGGTATGAATAGAGATGAGTTAGCAGGTACTTTAATGCAACAAGAAGCTTTAAAGAAAGTAGCTGAAGAAACCGGTATACAGGATTTAGCAAAACTTAACACCCAGCAACAGATAGATGCATTAATGAAAAAAGGGATGTCTAAAGAGGAGGCATTAAGAAAAATTGGTAAAGATGAATTAGCAGATAAAGAAGCATCCATAACTGCTGCAAAAGCAATGGCAATTGCCCAAGAAAAAATGGGGGATAATATGGCTTCTGCCATGAGTAAATTATCCCAAGATTTAACAGGTGAAGGAAATCCATTTGCTAACATAACTAACGTTATGCAAGAGCTGATTAAGGAAGTTAAGCTCTTAGTTATGATACTAGCTGGAGTAGCAATAGGTCCTAAATTATTTAAAGGTATTGCTAAGGCAGGTAAAGGTATAAAAGGTTTAATGAAATCTAGCAAAGGTTTATCAACAGTAACAAAAAACGCTGGTAAACTAAGTGCAAAACAAATAGCCGCAGGCTTTGGAGGAAAAGCAGCAAAAGATGCCCTCCTTAAAAAAGGTGGAGGAGCTGCTGGTAAGAGCCTAGGTAAACAAGCCGGTAAATTAGGTGCTAAAGCAGTAGGAAAATCTCTCCTTAAAAAAATTCCTATCTTAGGAGCATTAGCAGGAGTAGGATTTGCAATAAGTAGAGCATCTCAAGGAGATTGGTTAGGTGCTGCAGGAGAATTAGCATCTGGTGTTGCAAGTACTATACCAGGTTTAGGTACAGCAGCTTCTGTAGCTATCGATGCCGGATTAGCAGCAAGAGATATTTCTAAAGCAACATCTAGAAGTCAAGAAATGCCAGTTTCTGACTTTACAATTAGACCTCTCGGAGAAGATACAATTACTATGGCAGGTGGTACTAAGTTAGGAGGAAATGTAGAAAAACTACTCGAACAGCTTATATCTATTGTTAGTAATGGAGGAGATGTTTACCTAGACGGAGCTAAAGTCGGACAAACACTTGTATTAAATTCAAAACTTAGCAATTAATAACTATTTATATCAAAACAACACAATTATGTCACTATTATCAAAAGTAAAAGAATCTGTTTTAGGACTAAAAGGACAAACACCTTCAAAAAGAGCAGGAGCATTAAAAACTTCTACTCTACACTTTAAATCTTCAATAACTGATGATCCGGATATCTTAGCTGGTCAATCTGAATTGAGTTTAAAAGGTAAAAAACCTGCTAACAACTATATTGATAATTTACCAGAAAAAGGTATCAATTCGAGAGCAGCAGACATTACAGGTACCAATTCAACAAACAGAGGTTAAACAAAACAAATATAAATGCCGTTAATCGATATACAGACAGATCTCAAGTCGTTGACTTTTGGTGAGTTTGGATCTGATGAACCTTTAGTAATTAAGGACATCAATAATAATCCAAGCCCGAAAGGTATTCACTTGGAAGCTACTAAACGAGTTGACGATTTAAAGAGAATTACCAAGCTGCTAACAAGTACTCCGGTAGGATTGAAGCATACAGCCAATCAGGCTATGTTGAACACCTTAGAGCAAAGTATAGCTACAAAAAATAAAGATAAAACAGCAGCAGGAAAATTACTCAGAGGACTTGGCGGAACCGCAAAACAACTCGCCTCAACATTAGCACAAGTTCCTGTAAGCGGGACAGGTTTACACTTTGTAGAAGGATTCTCAGGCAAATTAGGATATTTAAAAGGAGTAAGAGGGCATATAGAGTATAAAAATAATAGAAGACAAGATGGAACTATTAATACTAGAGGTATACTAGAGAAATCAGGTGAATTTGAAGTCAATAACAGTAATTTAGTATTAGATTACTTTAGTACAAGAACAAAAGCGGACGGATCAACAGAATCAAGAGCTACTCTACTTTCAGAAAAGTTAAGTGAAGGCGACACTTTCCCTTTAAGTGATAAAGGAACTTTTAATGAAATAATAAACGAAAGTTATAATTACGGAGAAGATGATACCGGTATTTATACTAGCCGTATAAGCCCTACATTCACATTAAACGGTACTGGATTTAACGATGTTGATCTAACCTCAGCCTATGATACTATTACCGCACGAATGCCAACAACCTCTTCCATTGAAGAAGCAGCTGAGATAGATGCAGATACAGATAAACTTTACGATGATTTAATAAAATTTAGATTTAAAATTATAACACCTCAAACAACAACAGGAGGAGATACTAAAATTACACATTTAAATTTTAGAGCATTTTTAGATTCTTTTAATGACGACTATACCGCTAATTGGAATAGTTTTAAGTATATAGGAAGAGCTGAAGATTTTCATACATATGGAGGATTTGGTCGCGCTATTAGTTTTTCTTTTAAAGTCGCAGCACTTTCTAGACAAGAACTACAGCCCATGTATGACAAATTAAATCTTTTAGCAGGTTCATTAGCACCTACTTATGTAGGTTCTAGTTATATGAGAGGTAATTTCACAGCTATTACTATAGGGGATTACCTAATTAACCAAACAGGCTTCTTAAGCAGTGTCGGATTAAGCTGGAACACAGATTACCCAGTTGGTGGACGAGCAGAAGATTCTCAATTGTTTCATATTCTTGATGTCAATTGTGCATTTACTCCTATACATCACTTTAATACTCAGTTTGAAAGTAAATATATTAATGATGTTGGTAATATACTAAATCGACCAAGTCAAGCCCAACTAGATCAATTAAGCGCTGCAGGAAAAGCTTTTTAAATGAATAGATATAAAAATATAGAAAGCAAAACAGATATAGAAGGTACAAGGTACTATAGAAATGTTATATTTCCAGAAATACCTCTATCCTCTGATGATATTTATGCTATAACATCAGCCGGTGACCGGTATGACACTTTAGCACTACAGTTTTATAATAATGCTTCATTGTGGTGGATAATCGCCGGAGTTAATGGTTCTAAAAAAGATTCACTAGTTGTTAAACCTGGAGTACAGATTAGAATACCAGGAGACCCATTTAACGTTATAAAACTATACAATGAACTTAATAGTGAAAGATAATGGCGGCAAAAAAAGCATTTGGGATACCTATTAGCCCTATTGTATTCAGGCAGTTAGAAGCTCGTAAAGAAATTCTCAAAGATCCTGTAAAGATAGCAGAAAAAAATATGCTCTTACACAACAAAGGATCTTGGTGTAGAGTAGTTTCTGGAGTAGATAGTCAAATAGATAACGAAACTGAGTTTACACCAAAGCTAGCATCAAATTATATTTTACAAGGAGGTACATTAAAGAATTCTAAAGACTCACAAGGTAAGAGTACTACTAAGTTAAGAGAAGGTTTAAACTTCATGGGTAACTTTCTAGATGAAGGTAACGAAAGCAGTTATGTTTATGATGAAATATCAGGGTTTAGGCCAATGATAGGTATAGACTCTTTCCAAGTACAATCCCAAGGCTCATACGGGACTTTAAAAAAAGCTGATATAGGGTTTAAAGTTTGGACCTTAGAGCAACTAGATGCTATGGAACAACTGTTTTTTAGACCGGGTTTTAACATACTTGTTGAGTACGGTTCCGCAGCATATTTAGATTCCGAAAGCACTAACCTAGATATAAACACCATAGAAACATCTATTGCTCAAGATTTTCTAGATAAAACCAAAACACTATCTCAATTAGATAAAAAAATAACAGAACTAGAAGAAGAAACATGTCATAATTACTCAGCATTTTTAGGTAGAATTATAAATTTTAGCTGGTCATATAATACCGATGGTGGTTTTGACTGCAGTGTGCAAGTACAAGCAAAAGGAGAAATAGTAGAATCACTTAAACTTTTTCTACCGGATAATAAAGATAGCGGGTTAAAAGATTTTGTACAAACAAAAGTATCCAAAACTCCTGATTTTACTATTACTAAAGCATTGAGAGCTTTAAAAATTAGTGGGAAAAATGAAGAATTTGCCAAAAAGTTTCTTTTAGATTTAGAAGGTAAACATGATGAAGAAGAATTTATTGTTACTAGGAGTAATAGGTTTAATGTAGAAGGATTAGAAACTGAAGCATCAGCAGATGAAAAATATGAGCCCGGTACTAGTTACGAAAATCAATTTGTTTTTACAACTTTAGGTACTCTTTTATCTGTATGTAATAATTTTTTAGTACCGGAAAACGAGAAAGGCGAAAAAGAAACATTTTTTAGGACTAAAAGATATGAGAATAAATTATCCAGTTCTTATATAACATTTCCAGGGCATGTAGCATTTAACCCATCAATCTGTATGGTTCCTAAAAAAGAAGGAAAAGGAGTTTATTTATCTGACCTTGAACTATACGGGGGATACACGGGAACTACAAAGTACCCAAACGAATTAAATGATGATAGACTTGAAAATTCAAATGTATACCATATACTAGTTAATATAGATCATGCTATTGAAACATTAACTTCAATGTCTAAAGCTAAAGATATAGACAAACAAAACGTATTTACTTTTTTAAAAAGCATTCTAGGTGATATAAATGCAAACTTGGGGGGTATAAATCAATTTGATTTAGATTTAGACAAAACTGAAAATGAATGGAGAGTAGTAGATAGAAATTACTACGACCCGGAAAAATCATCAGAAGATAATTTTAATATATTAGATTTAGTTGGCTTAGGAAGTCTTGTTACTAATTTCTCTCTTTCTTCTAGGATATCAGGTGAATTGACTAATATGTTAGCAATTTCAGCAGCAGTTTCTGGAGACGATAAAAACCTAGATGCTATGTCAAGTTATAATATCGGGGTAAAAGATAGGTATAAAGATAAATTAAATACAGGACCAGCAGAAAAAAATACATCCTCCAAAGATAGTACAACCGATGACAGTGGTAAAGAACAGGAAATCGCTTTAGAGTATGGAGCTGCTATTTCTAACATTTATGCTGTTTACAGTAGAAGTAAAAAGTTAGATAGAGAATCTTTTGTAAATGGTAAAGTAAACCATCAACAGTTTACTAGCAAAGCATACAAGCTTAATCAACGATCAGTAAGACAAAAAGGTCAGAAAGCACCTTTTAAGGGTATTATCCCTATGGACTTAAAGCTATCAATTGAAGGTATAAGCGGATTAAAAGTAGGAGAAGCATTTAGAGTTAACAATAATGTATTTCCAGCAAGATACGCAAATAAAGTAGGGTTTATTATTACCGGAATTACAGATCAAATAGATTCTAATAACCAATGGGTTACAGATATAGACACTAAAATGTTTACACTTCCAGCAACCGAAGAACCAGACCCTGCATTTAAGATATCTCAAGATAAACTTAAAAAACAAAAAGAAGATAGAAGAAAACTAGCAAAAGCATCATTATCCGCTGAAAGTGTAGGAGGTACTAGAGGTCAAGAAAATGTAAAAGCAATGTATGGACAACCAGGTGAAGGTCCGTTTACTACTTTAGTAGTGCCCAAAGGCTTTAACTTAACCTATGACGGTAAACCTGTGAGTAAAATTAGAAATGTACATTCTAAAGTAAGTTCAAATTTAAGACAAGCATTCGAACAAATACTCTCCTCATACGGAGCAGCACAGGTTCAATCTCTTAAAATAAATGTATACAGTGGAACATATAATAAAAGAGTTAAAAGAGGAGGTACAACCTGGAGTATGCACTCATGGGGTATTGCTATAGATCTCTACTACGCTAAAAACAAACTAAGAACCAAAGCTCCTGAAGCAGCATTTTCTAAACCTGAATATAAAAATATGATTGATATATTTGAAAGGAATGGATTTTATAGCTTAGGTAGAGCAAAAAACTACGATTACATGCATTTCCAAGCATGGGATCCAAATCAAAAAGAATAATATGTGGCTACCAGCATTTAAATATATAAAAGGACTATTAGCTCAAAGAGGACAATTTTTGCTTCCCTCAGGACAGCCGTATGAAGGATCCTATCATGAATTATATAACGGTAGAACATTTACTAAGGATATACCAAGTGTAGATTCTATTGAAATCTTTGCTGATGATTCTGAACCACATTTACCTGAACCTACCTACGAACAAAAATTAGTATCAGAACAAGTTTACCCAACCCCGGAAGACTATGAAAAAGGATTTTTCATGAGGTACTTTGTTAAAGACAAAAGAAACGGTAAGATTGTTGAAGCTAAACGAACTACCTATAAAGAAAAAACAAAAGAAAAATTCCTTTTAGGAGTTGATTTAAAATGGATAATAGACAAACCAGTAAAAGATATATTTAATCAAGGATATCTTTACAAAGGAGCTATTACTAGAAATAAAGAGAATACTAAAAAACAAGATTTAGTAATGAAAGGGCTATATGACTTTATTACCGAATACGATAAATTTGTTAATATTGAATCAGATGTTGAAGGTTATAAGTTTGAAGAATTACCTAGAGTAGAAAAAGTTCGTATAATCAAAAAGATATCTAGTATACAAAATACACCTAAAGTTAAACCAAAACCTAGGTTTAAAAAGAAAAAAAGAGTTTCACCTACTCCAATACCACCAGTTAACACTAGTAATACTCCATCTACCTCTGGAGGCGGTGGCGGTGGAGGTCAGCTACAATATTTAGATGCCATTGATGAAAATCTAGACGGAACCTCTATGGGCGGATACGATCCAGATAATAATTCATTTAATAATTATTAATAGTTTGTAGTACGATTTATTTTTCTTATATTATATAAAAGGTTATACAATGTTTTATATAGTTGAAGAAAATAATAAGTTAGAACATCTAGAAAAGCTACTCAGGCTTGGATGTTATGTTGAAGTTATTTCTTCTCACGACCTTTACCACCCTAAATTAACAACCCCTATAGCAGTCTATATAAGAGTGTTAAAAAGTAAGCACGGTTATATTATACCCATAGATCACGAAGAAGGTTTAAATGTAGATAAACAACGTGTCAATGAGTTACTATTAAAGAGCAGTAAAGTATATACTCTCAATAAAAAGAACCTTCTATACCACTTTAATATACAGGAAGCCATAGATATATCCCTTATGTATAGTATGGTTAATTATGAACGATTAGAAATTAGTCGTAGTAATTCTGCACTTAATTACTTTTACAATAAGTTTAGAGAATACCCACAGGTTAATAAATTAGTACCTATATCTAAACACTTCGAATCATGTGAAAAAAACTATAACTCAATAGAGGATATAATAGACTACAAAATACCAGATGGATTTGATTTTTATAATAAAACTGCAACTAATGTATTTTATTTATTAGAACAACATGGTATAGGTATACACTATGAACCTTTTGTAGAGATATTCTCTCCAAGGGAACCTGCTTATAATATAGTTGATAATAATGTACTAACATCTTATAACCTATATAATGCTACATCTAGACCTACCAATGCTTTTAATTCTGTTAATTTCGCTGCTATCCCTAAGAGTGAACAACATAGGAAATGTTTCCATCCGACCAATGATTATTTTGTTGAGTTTGATTTCGATGGTTACCACCTTAGGTTACTTTGTAATCAGATTGAATATGAACTTACCAATGAATCTGCTCATAAGCAATTAGCTAAACATTACTTTGGTACAGAAGAAATTTCTGATGAACAGTACAAAGAAGCAAAACAGATTAATTTTCATGCAATATATGGCAAAATACCAGAAAAGCATAAAAATTTAAAAATATTTAAAGAAATACAAGAATACATTGATGCTATGTGGGACAGCTTTAATAAATCAGGTTATGTTTGGAATCCACAATCTGGAAAAGCCTTTACAACTAAGCTGAAAGACATGCATCCAGCGAAATTAATGAATTATATGATGCAATCGTTGGAAACCTCAAATAATATTCTTATATTAAAAGAAGTACTGCGATACTTACGAAATAAGAAAACAAAAATATCGCTTTATACTTACGATGCTATCCTTTTTGATTTTAGTAAAGAAGATGGAAAAGAGACTTTATCTGATATACAGAAAATATTAGAAGATGGGAATAAATACCCTGTAAAGTTTAAGTATAGTAATAGTTTAGTTTTGTAGAACACTTTATATTTATAATAAATGCAATTAGTTACAGATTTTTCCGTCGCATATGATTTTGACGACGTATTTTTAAACGATGATATGAGTAATAAACTGTTCTGCACATTTTCTACCGAAGCAGATTTAGAAAATGTTCTTTCTTCTATACAGGAAAGATACAAGATAATATACAATAAGATATTTGTACTTTATTCCAAAAGTCAAGATGAATATATTTGTACTTATAATGTAGATTTTGGAAATGTATCTGCTTTCTTAGATAATACCATCTTAGTACATAGAAAGAAAGAGACCAATACACTATACACAATAAACGCCCTCAACACACTTATTAAATCATTAAATGACGGTAAATTAGATACTTCATATAGAATAAACTGGTCTGATTACAGAAACTGTGTTCTTCTTACAAAGGGTCCTGAATTAAAAAGAATTAATACTAAACTTTATCAGATAATAGAGTTGGATAATTAATTTTTTTTTCGTATATTGATAATATAATCACTTAAAAATTAGTTATATATGGACATTAATGCTATCCGCGCTAAATTAGATGCGCTAAACAACAACGGTCAGGAAAGAGAAAAAACTGACTATTCCAAGATTTTTTGGAAACCTCAACTAGGTAAACAGACTGTACGTATTGTACCATCTGCATTTGACCCTGCTTTTCCTTTCAAGGAATTGAAATTTCACTATGGGATTGGAAAATTCCCTATGGTGGCTTTATCTAACTTTGGTAAACAAGATCCAATTGAGGAATTTGTAAAGGAGTTAAGAAAGACCAATGATAAAGACAACTGGTCTCTATCAGGTAAAATTAACCCTAAAACTAGAGTATTTGCTCCTGTAGTAGTAAGAGGAGAAGAAGACAAAGGAGTTAGGTTATGGGGATTCGGTGTAACAATCTATAAAGCATTACTTGCTTTAGCAGAAGATGAAGATATCGGAGACTTTACAGACGTTATAAACGGATGGGATATGGTAGTAGAGCAGGTACAAGGTAACCCTTACCCTGAAACTACAGTAAGGATTAAACCTAAACAAACTCCTTTATCAGATAATAATGATTTAGTAGATACTTGGATTAAAACTCAACCAAACCCTGTAGAAGTACATACCCAGTATGATTACGAATACATTAAAAAACAACTTCAAAACTACCTTAACCCAGGATCTGCAGAAGAAACAGCAGAAACTACAACTAAAGATAAACTGCCAGAAAGCTTAGGTCAACAAAAAACAGACTTTACTTTGGAAACAGCTACGGCTGGCAACAAAGACACAGTTAGTAAATTTGATGATCTATTTAACGAATAAACATGGCAAAAAAGAAAGAAGAAGTAAGAGCGCGTGCAGCAGCGTCTGTACAAAAATCATTTAACTTAGGAAATTTTAAGAAAAAAAAGGGATATTCCTCTTCATCAGTTAAGTTTAAAGAACAAGGATGGATTCCTCTTTCTAAAGCTTTCCAAGATATAACCTCCCTACCTGGAATCCCTACAGGTCACATTACTCTTTTAAGAGGGCATAGTGATACAGGTAAGACAACAGCTTTATTAGAAGCTGCGGTAAATGCTCAAAAAATGGGTGTACTTCCAGTATTCATTATTTCAGAGATGAAATGGTCTTGGGAACATGCTAAAGAAATGGGACTTAAGGTTGAGGAAGTTAAAGATACCAACGGGAATGTAGTAGATTATGAAGGACACTTCCTTTATGCTGATAGAGGTTCATTAAACACTATTGAAGAAGTAGCAGTATATATGGCTGATCTAATGGACGAACAAGCAAAAGGTAACCTACCTTATGATATGTGTTTCTTTTGGGATTCTATCGGATCTATTCCTTGTGACCTTTCAGTACGTTCTAATAAGAACAATAACGAATGGAATGCAGGAGCTATGTCTACTCAATTTGGAAATAACCTAAATCAAAAGATTCTGTTATCTAGAAAAGAGAATTCACCTTATACAAATACGTTAGTAGCTATTAATAAGGTATGGACTATGAAACCAGAACATCCAATGGGTCAACCTAAGTTGCAGAACAAAGGAGGAATGTCCATGTGGTACGATGCTACGCTAGTAGTTACTTTTGGAAATATAACCAATCCAGGTACTTCTAAAATCAAAGCTGTAAAGAACGGTCTTCAAGTAGAATTTGCTAAAAGAACGAATATACAGATTGAAAAGAACCATATTGGAGGAGTACAGTCAAGAGGAAGAGTTGTTATGACATCACATGGTTTTATAGAAGATGATAAAAGAGCTATCGATAAGTATAGAGATGCTCACAAAGAACACTGGTTAAAACTAGTAGGTTCAGTAGACTTTGATTTAATCGAAGAAGGAGATTTAGAAGAAACACCAATATCTCCAAATCTACTAGATTAATGTCATACGAAAACATACTTAACAATTTAAAAGAGACCCCACCCCG